AAGGCAGGAGGCACACAATCAAAACTATTCACTACAGGCAGAGCATCAAAGGAACAAACATATCACCAGATATGGCAAGAATGTGCAGACTCTGAAGGTAAAGTTGACATAACCGAGTTCATGAAGAAATTAGAAGAGAAAGGTGTAACTAATCTTGATGCTACTAAACTATTTCATAGATGGGAAAACACAAACACAATAAAGTTGATGGCAGATGGGACGTACAAAAAAACAAAGTGAGAACACTAATATAGTAGAAGACACTATAGAAGGTATGTCTGAAACGAAATTAGAGTTACCTAAAACGAAACCAACACTAGACTTGGGTATAAAACAGCTTGGAGGAGTTGGTGACGTAACAGCAAAGAAACTTACGGGTTTTGGTGTAACATCTCTACGTGATATTTGTGTAAGAGGTGCTAGAGAAATCTCTGAAATTACTGGTGTTACAAAATCTGCTGCTGATCAATGGGTATTCAATGCACAAAAGATACTTGAAGAAAATGATCTAGTAAGAAAAAGTGACATGAGTGTAGTAGACTTGATGGAATATCAGGCAAATGCCCCTACCTTACAGACCAAATGTAGTGCTGTAGATGACTTAATGACAGGTGGTGTCAAGCCAGAATGTACATATGAAGTCTATGGAGAATTTGGATCGGGTAAGACACAATTCTGTTTTACATTAGCATCTCAGGCTTTATCAGAAGGTGAAAACGTTGTATGGGTAGATTGTGAAGATACCTTTCGACCAAACAGAATACTTGAAATAATGAAATCAAGAGGGTATGTCACTGACAAAGAAAGTATGGAAGAAGCACTAAACAGAATAACTTATTTTTATGCTCCACAAACAGAAGCATTGATGGGAACAATTAACGCACTGTCAAAAACAATGGAGGTAAAAAACCCAAGACTTGTGGTAATAGACGGGTCTATAGGACAGTTCAGAGAGGAATATCTCGGTAGAGGAACTCTAGCTGATAGGCAAAATCAGATAGCAAGACTGATGACTCATTTGAAAAACATATCATACTACTTTAAGACAACAGTTGTATATACAAATCAGGTACAGACAGATCCTTCAGTGATGTTTGGTGACCCAGTAAAACCAATAGGAGGTAATGTTGTAGGTCATGCAGCAACATATAGGATTTATTTCAAGAAATCTGGCAAGAAACGTATAGCAAGAATGGTAGATAGTCCAGAACACCCACAAGCTGACGCAGAATTTACGCTAACTATAAAAGGGATTGAAAACAAAGTCGATTGATGAAGGGAGATCAGTCCAAAGGTATTCACGGAGATTATTGTTCACACTGTGGACATTATAACGAAGTCCATTTTCGAAAAACCGATTGTGACTGCATATGTCATGACTAGGGGTTATTGTTGCTTTCAATGTGGTCATTGTACCGATGAAGTTATAGCAGAGATGATGGACTGTAAGTGTAAATGTCATGGTTAAATGCAGAAATTGCCTAAAAGAAAAGATCAAGTTAAATAAAAGAAAGTGGTTTAGTGATTATTATTCATGTCTTGATTGTAAATATGAATGGGAAGTGGCTTAGAACATTTATATACTAGTTTAAACATAACATTAATATGTGGCTAGACCATTACTATAAAGAACTACAACCTTCTAAAAGTGTGGCGAGGTTTAACGAGTCGTTTTCCTGCATTGATGCCACATATTTTCTTTAAAGGGGTTTATAAAGGTTGCACACCCGTCAGAGAATGCGTTCCAGTAATCGAAAGGCAGTTTTATGGTTGTTAAAAAATGGTTATGATGATATTTGGCTAAAAGCCCATGGCAGAAGACTTGACTTAATCTATACTACAGGAGAATGGTACAGGGCACTCGATCTTTGGAATTTATATGATGGTATATGTTTTGACGATGTTGGCAGATTAATTCTTATTCAGATAAAAACAAACTCTTGGGCTAAGGCAGAGCCAATCAAAGAGTTTTTAAAGAGCAAGAAGAATTTAATAGTGTTGGTAATAAATGTGAAGGGTTCTGGTAAAAAATGGGAGGTATTAACAAAAGAGTATGACAGTCATAATAGGAAAAGGCGAAAAAACTGCTCTAGAAGTATTAAAGGAAATATACGGAAAGGACGTAGAGTACAGCACACAGATACAGTTTAAACATCTAATGAACCGTGAGTTCGTAGATGATCTTTCCGAAAGACAGCAAAAAGAAACTGTAGACATTGTACTGTTCTCAGGTTTTAATCCAGTATGTGTCAGAGTACAGGGTGGAGACCATACAGGTATATTAAAGTCAGCAAGAGACACCGTACAAAAACAAATGTTAGAGTGGTGTAATTGTATTGTTGTTGATGTTTGGTTTCATGACTGCCCAGAATTATTCAAGGAGAAATTAAATGACGAGTCCAGAAGAGAAGTGCGTGAAGCACTTAACCGTGAAGGACTAGCAGTCTAATCCCACTCTATAACAATAATCATAGAAGCCGTCTTGATTTATATTAGTATTAGTTCCTGCGTTTATCTGTGGTAATTTTAAATCACCAGTACCAATATCAAATTCTCCTGAACCTACTGCTGCAACTCCAAGAATTGCTACTAGTACTATCATTGATACACAAATTCCCATTTTCTCATAATCCATTCCATTCACCTCCTATCTGTATAGCCCGTGTGGCTCGTCCTTTGACTCCCCATCACCCCCTTCATCTTCTTCCTTCAGAAAATGATGCATTAACGTTATTTTTTGTTGAAGTATTTTATCATTCATTTTTACAAAGGCAATCTCTATTTCACCATAACTAATCTTATCCTTTTCAAACGCATCATCTATCAAAGTATCTAAACCATCATAGAATGCATCTACTATATCTAACCTAATATTTGCTTCTTCACTTGTATCAGACATGCTTTATAAAGGTTTTAAACCCTTTTAAACTTTATGCCTAAAGTGATGTGAAACTTTAATTATTAATAAGAGTTTTGGTTTACATGGTTCACGATAACTGTCTATGTGACTTTAAAATAGTGGGTGAGGATAGGGGTTGTTTTTACGACCAGACAAATAGATGTCTTATATATCTTCATCATCATGAGTCTTTAAGTGATCTTTACATGACAGTTCAACATGAAGTCATTCATTTCTGTCTTGCCAAACTTGATGAGTCAGATGCCATGGACGAAATACAAGAAGAGAAATTAATATTTCATATGGCTTGGGCTGAAGAAATCTTATAGCGTCTAGGCTTATTTCTAACTAAACCATTACAACAAATACACCTTAACCTACCAAATGCTTTTGATTCTCTAACAAGATATTTTTTATTGATAAACTTTGCACAGCCTTGGCAGTAGTGATTGTCATAACCTATGAATTTTTGAAACCTCGAACATATACCGTTACACATCTTTCATCATCTTATTTATTTTTTTATAACATTTGTTACATAATACTATTCTTTCATATTGACATATTTTATCAATACTTGCAAGACATATGTAACAAAAGGGTAGGGTCTTTGTACTATCTCTTATGTCGATCTGCATATTAGTATCCATTCTCAACGTGTGAACACCTCTCCGTCCTTTAATTCATAAACAGTACTTGCTAACATCACTTCTTCCTCTACATCATCATATATATTATTTATCTGATCGTCTTTTAACTGTCTACACCTATTATTTCTAATTAAAGAAATTAACTTATGTACGTCAATAGGAGTTAAACCAAATTCTTTTGACATTATCTGCATAGTCATTAAAGTTGCAGCGTGATAGATGAATTTTTCTCTCTCTGAAAATGTCATACAGGGTTCTTTTCCATTTCCTCTAAGTCTCTTAGACGGTTTAACAGATAAACTAATTCCCTTTTATTCCAATATTCAAACGGATACCTACAATTAGAACACCAACATGCATCTTTTTCTTCTTGTGTGAACGTCTTGAAGTCTGGATTGTCAGGGTCTTCCTTTGTTCCCTTTGGTATATGCACTGGCATAAACAACACATTCTCTAAAGACATGATGTTCTTAATAATTTTATCCTTGCTAAAAGTCAATGTTGCTTCTCTTTCCTCTTTTGACTGTATTTTGTATATAACATCTCTGCATCTTTGATCATATTCTTTTTTACTTAATAATTCTTGCATACTATCAAATGTGTTAACATGTATATAAGTCTTACTCTGTAGGGTTAATAAGGGTTTCTAACAACTTACCAAAAAAATTATTGGAGTGACTTTGTTACTAAAGCCTTAAACTCATTCACCACTTTATCTGCAGCGAGGTCTATTGAAGATACGGTCATCAGTCTTCTCTTTCCAAATATATTCTCCATATACTCCTTAGCACCCCAACGACCACCAACTAATATTACCATAATATGAGGTGTAGCTCTTCTTAGTTTAAGAAGTGATTTTGCAGTCATCTTCATATTCTGCGTCCTACTCATCTTGTAGTTATTGTTCGAATAGTTTGGAAGTCCATCTGTAAGCATGATAACCAGTTTCTTTCTACCCTTCATCTTCTTTACCTGTCTTGCAGAGTAATCCAAAGCCAAATGTGTTGGTGTTTGTGCACAATGCATCTGATTATATACAGATATGTTTTTACAGTCTTCTAAACTGTTTATCTCCGTTATACCCACATCACCCCTGTTATTACTAGACCATATGTTAGCTTTCATGTCTATGTTTGTATACTCTTTTACAGAGTCATACAACGTTGCTACTAAGTTTCTTACATGGTCTATTGCATATCCAGCCATACTAGCACTGCCGTCAATACTGATAACAATAGAAGCACCTCGTGCATATCTTTTGTCTAAGAAGCACTTTGTTAGGTCGTACCCCCTAGCTTTATTGTCAATATATGTTTCAATATCTATCTCTTCACCATCATATCCTATCTTGGTCTTTGGCATTTCTGCCATTCTTCTAAACACTTTCTTTAGTCCAGTGGATATAGCTTCGTTTACTTTATAGTCTTCTTTACTTCTTTCAATCTTCATTGCATAAGAAGGTGTAGCGTCAACATCACCACCATCTCCTGCCATAGAAGCCTTTACATCACCAATGGTATCATCTCCATCTGTCTTTAAGTCGTCTATCTTGTTTTGATAATCATCAGGTAGTTTGTTATCTGCAATGTCATCTACTCGATCGTCACTGGCTTGTTGTGAATTATCCCAATCGGATAACTTGGAAGAGTCACTTCCATCATCAGGACTTGGTTTATGCTGATCAGTAACGTCAGTAATACTATCTGTTATTTTATCATCTGTCTTTTTATCACTAGCACCTACATTGATTATACCCTTTGGTACTTTTGGAGGCTTGTCTGGTGTTTTAAAGTATGAATCAATTATTGGTTTTATCTGTGCCAACACAATAAGTGATCCCATTCTACCAGTATCAACAACATCTTCAAGCGATTCTTTAAACACTTTGAAATGTTTGTCTTTCTTTACCAAGTCTTCTCTGAAGAATCTTATGTTAAGCATCTTGTCAATTGGATTGTTAGGGCATTTCTTATGTAATTTACCCCTGTTCTTTTTGGCTTTATCAAACCTATCATCATTAGCTAACCATAGTCTAGCCATCATTGATTCGACTCTTTGATCTTCAAGTACATTAAACATATTCCAATATGTCTTATATCTAAAGTCACCGTCAATCTCTAAGTACTTACCGTCTTCAGTTTGAGTCCATTTTTTTATTATTTTTCTAGCTTCAGTCATGGGGGTTTCAAACAATATATGCCCCAACTCATGGTTTAATGCAGTAAATTTTTCAATACCCTTGACTGCAGGTGTAGCTACATTGAGAAAAAACTCCTTGTCATGCTCTTTCTTTGCAGTTTGCCAGTTTGAATCTGATACCTGATTTTGCATGTTCATGTATGTTAAGGTCACTTTACAGTCCCTTACACCCTCTACAATATCGGTGGTCTTCTCAAACCACTCTTTATCTGATAATACGTCTCTGTCTCGTGCCATGTTCTGCACCTCCTACTTTATTATATCGGTTAACATTTCTTTTTGATTTATATCTACCAACCTTGGCTAATCTTGCAAGTACTACGTTTTTTGGATATGCGTCTGGGTGAAAGATAACAGCACATGTATAACACATGTTGAACTCTCTCCAACATTTTTTACTTGACATTTGTGTAGGTCTGAATACGCCTGAGCACTTTCTACATCTCATTACAAAGTCACCCCAAAGGTTTCAGTAGCTCGTCCTTTAATGAACTCCTCTTCCTGTGGGTCTGTATACTTTATAACTACAGCCTCTCGTATTGTTTCAGCCAATATTTCAGACATATCCCAATCTGGAAAGTCTTCCTTCAAGTCTCTGTACGAATCGACAAATTGTATTATATCTCTTGGAGATAACACATAGTCAATATTTCCTTTTTTTCTAGAAACAAATGTATCTTGTGCAAATGTTAATAGTGGATCTTTCACAGTATCGATAGGAATATCTGTCCAATCAATAATCTTTTCAACCTCTTCTGCTGAAGGATATGGTTGTTTTGTTCCTATGAGTCTTGATCTCAAGTCCTCAGTTAGGTTGTTTACCCCTGCATATTCTATTGGGTTTGTCGTAGTAATGAATGAAAGTGTACAACCTTCCTTCAATCTATAAGTCCTACCACCAGCACCACAGCTCTTTCTACTATCAAGTGGTCTATTACACCATTTCTGTATGTCTTCTTCAAGTGCACCTATCTCATCAAGATAGCCAACTGCATGTCCAAAGTGGTTTGCAACTTCGAAACATAGTGGAAAGAATCCACGTTCATAGTAAGAACCATTTTCATCTACCTGTGTTTTACCCTGTAGATCAGCTCTACTAGTACCCATACCACATGAATACTCTAC